TAATACTGCATCATTGTTTAACAATACTATTCTATCAGTTGTTGCAACTTTAATACCAGCATTTGTTGCTTTTGGATATCCTAAGGGGTTATTATCCCAAACTATCTTAAGATGATTTTCTAATCGTAGATAGTTGAATTTTTCTTTTAGATTTCCTAAGTATTCCAAAGTATTGTCAGTACATCCATTAGCACTGATAATAAGTTCTATATCTGTTATATTTGAATATTCAAATATAGATTCTATACATGGTTTTAGTAAATCATTGCAATGATTATAGGTAGGGATTACTATACTGTATTTCATTTACTTTCCTCTGTTCTACTTATGACAGTAGATTTTGGTCAGTAAATTTATATTAGCCACAAAAAAGCGCACCGAAGTGCGCTTCCCTGTAACTTCCCATCCCGTTGAGATATTGTATTTATGCTGTATATGAGTTATATGCTTTAGCCAACGTTCTTTAATACGCATCTATTATTTAATTTCGGTGGAAAAAATCAAGTAAGGCTTGATCACTATTAAAACTCGTAATAATTACTTCACTTGCAGTATCATCGTTCCAATCAAATCCGTATTCATCTGCTTTTTCTTTGTAGTCAAGGTCAGTCGGGTCTAACATGCCCCATGACTCTATTTCATCTAAATGTTTTGGTTTAGCATCTGCATCCCAATAATTTCCGTTGTACAGCACAGCAACGTGTCCAATTGGGTCCTGTCCGTATTCTAGAAATGCTCGGTTGAATGCCCCTACTATTTTTCCCCTGTTTTGAAATATATTTTTGTTTATAAAAATAGCAGCTTCGGGGCAGTCTCCGCCAAACCCTTGTAGATTAGCTTGCCGAATTTTGTTTGCTATAGTATTTAGATTTTCGACAACAATTTCAGTTATTTTCATTTAGTATTTATGCTGATTTACGTTTTTTACCCCCTAATTGCCATCCTTGATTTAACCAAGTCTGAAGTTCAGGTTGTTTTACTTTCTTTTCTACACCGTCTTTGTTTATAGATATATTACCTAATACTGCATTTGCTACATTGGTTGCATGAGACATTGTTTTCTTTATACCTTTGCCACCTAGACTAATAGCAAGTTTATGTTCTGCTGATTGAGGACCTTTAGATTTACCTTTAGCTGCCAAACTTTTATTAATGCGTGTTTGTAGTGAATCTTTTTTTCCAATCCTAGCGTTTCGCCATTTCTCTTTTGTTTCTTCTGTTTTAGGAGGTCGATTTAATGCTGCTTTTCTATTTTTCTCTCGGTGTTCTTCCGATTGAGAGATACCTTTATTCCAAGCAGGACGACCTTTCATTCTTTTACTGTGGTTCTCTGCGTGTTCTATTCTATACTTCTCATATACTCTTGCCGTGATTTTTGTATGATATCGTTGTTGATATCTATTTTCTGCTTTCATTCCGTTGAGTGCATACAACATCTTACTTCTATCTTCACCTTCTGTCATTTTAATCAGTAACCAATGACAAATAAAATGTTCTCTCGCTGTTAGGTATACTAGATTTTCTTTATCATTGCTACCGCCCAGTGATTGAGGAATGATATGATGTAGTTCTGTGTAGCCCTCAGTAATGCGTTGCTTTGCTTTATCTGTTATCTTGGTATAGAGTTTGGAATATTTGTTTGTAAGCATAATAGTATTTAGTCCAACATTTAACTTTCCACTATTTTAGTATAAAAAAAGAGCACCGAAGTGCTCTTTTGAGTGTAGATTATCCCGAAAGACAATCTGCATTGTCCAATTTCACTGAAAAGTGAGATTTGAGACAGCAATTTCCCCAACATAGTCAGCCGCATTACCGAAAGAACTTGCGGTATTGGTTAATTCTATGTATCCGTAACGAGTCATAAATGACACGACTGGTTCGAATGTTGACGGATCAAGGACAACACCAGAACTCATCAAAGGAATATATGGGCAATAGAACGCGGCTGCGTCTGTCTCGCTTGAACCTTTGTAACCGACTAGTACAGGAATGTTGTCAGCAGCATAACTGTCAACGAACACACGCATTGCACCATTCAATGTACCAACGAACTTGGTGTTTGTTGGAGCTTCGAATGTGCCTTCTGTTGTGCGAGCAAAAGCAGAAGTTGTAGCACTCTGAAGAACTGTCAAGCTAGCAGAACTAACAACTGCCCAGTTACCAGCACCACGACGGGTACGCTGTGCAATCAAGTTAGCAACACGGTTGATAAGAACAGCTAGAGCAGCGTGTTCGTCACCGACGTATGTGGCTGTACCAGATACTGTAGCTTGGTTGTATGTATACTCTGTAGAAGCAAGAGTGCGGAGTGACAAGAGGATCTCTTGGTCGATCTCAGCAGTGATCTCTTGTGCTAGAGCAGCCATGATTTCTGCTTCAACGTCAATACCATGTTGTGATTGAGCGTCTTGTGCAGCTTCGAATGTCCAACGTGCTTGTAACTTGCGTGACTTAGCTTCAACAGCCTGTCTTAAGATTTGCACGGAGATTTGCTTACCGCCATTACCTTCTAGAGTTGCTGTATCAGCACCTGTGTAGTAGTTAGTAGAAGTAGCATCACCTTTAACTCTTGAGTAAGCCTGTGCAATTAAGAATGGGCTTAATGCTTCCTGACCAGCTGTTACGCTTGTCTGAGCAGCAGAGTTGTCAGTTAATGACTGAGCATAACGGACACGTAGTGTATGAATCTGTCCAACTGGACCAGTCATTGGCTGAACACCAACCAACTCATTAGCGATAACAGTTGGCATAACACGACGAATAACTGGAAGAATCACACGGTTTAGAGTAGCGATATTACCAGCTGTAGTTGTACCTGCTGTAGATTCAGCAAGTAGTTGCTTTTTGGTGTTTTCTAAGATAACACCCATTGTTGAGCGGCGAGTGCCTTTTAAGCCTTCTAACAGAGCTTCCTTGGTCTCATCCCAACGGCTTTCTAATAGAACTTTTGACATTTGTATTTTCTCCTAATCTATGTCTTAAATTAAAGCCCTGCCAGACGCTTGATATCAATCACGTTATCACGCTCTTGGGTATCAATAATATCTTTCTTGGCAGATTTATCACCTGTCACTTCACTAATCATTCTTGATTCTGTAATTGTCTGCTTGGTAGCTTTCTTTTCAGAACCACTGTTTAGTACAGCCGGTAGATATTTTTCAAAAGCATTCTGTAACCTTGGGGTTTGAACACTTTCTAATAAAGATTGCATTACCTTAGCCTTTTCCTCGTTCAATGGTGCAAGTAATTCGCTCATTGTTTTTTCACGAAGATTAGATTCTTTGATAATACGCACTTCTTTTTCTTTGCTCTCAACTAACTGTTTAGCCTGTGAGATTAAACTCATAGACTCAGATAGTTTTTGATCTTTCTCTTTTAACGCAGCCATTAACTTGCGTGTTTCAGCCTTCTCATTTAAATGAGTAACTGAGAATTCGCTAGCAAAAGATTCAAATATTCTGCGACCGAAATTGTTTTCACGGGCGGCTTGAATATCTTCTTTAAGTTGGCTTAGTTCGCCTTTAAGATGCTTAGTAACAGCAGCATTCATTCTCTTAGCACTTTCAGCAACAAATCTTGCCTTAAGTTTTTCAAGTTGACTACGACCTTCTGCAACTAACTTAACCTTGGCTTCAACAACTGCCTGCTTGTCCTGTGAGAATTCTTTGATTTCACGGGCTAAAGCGTGAACAATAAATTGCTCTAGCTTTTGTTGGCTTTCTTTTTGAATCTTACGATCGGAACGCAATTCTTTAATTTCTTCGGCTAGTTTAGTAACCATGAAATCATTGAATTTTGATGCGCTTTCACGAAGTTTCATTTGGCCTTTTACACGGTCTTCGTTCATTGCTTTTCTTTCATTGTGAAATTCTTGAATTTCTTCTGAAAGATTATCTGTTACCATACGATCAAGGGCTTCAACCATAACGCTTCTGTCATGCACATACTTTTGTGCAAACTCTTCTCTGAGTTCTGCACGAACTTGTTCACGAGCCTCATTTAATTTAGATTCCCAGGCTTCATTAATCTGTTGCCCTACGTCTTCATTAATAAGTCCGCTCTCAAGTAATGGTTTGATAGCATCAAACATTGCTTATTCCCCTTATTTAATTTTGAGATCCTTGATGAGGCGTATGACTTCCTCTTTCAAGAATTTCTCTACTTTTTTGTCGCCTTTAGCGTCTTTTGCAATACTTAACAATGTATGGCCATGCTTCATGTTCATCATGCCTTCATAAATTGCTTTTGGATACGCATTAGGTGCGCTTGGTTGAGCAACAATATCTACAGTGACTATTTCAAAGTCACTAACTTTGCCGTCCATGTCGTTTACATTACCTGATCCACGACTGGATACGCCTAGTTTCACTCCCGACTCCAACATAGTCTTTACTAACTGACCCATTGGAGTTGGTAATATTTTTAGTTTTCCGAATCCATTAGCACCATCCATCCACATACTAGTAATCATATGTGATACACGGTCTAAATTAATTTTGAGGTCATCAGGGTGATCTACTTCACCTAACACTGAATGACCATCAGAAATTTGTTCGTTAAGAGTTTGAACAGCATTTTCAATTTCAGCTACGGGGTAAATGCGTTCATTAGCATTTTTAACCCCGCCCTGAATGAAAATTCCCTTCATGTATAGGGACTTTCCGTTAGCATCATCTAACGATTCGACCACCATATTAGCGCGGTCAAATGTTAAATGTTCTTTGAGATAAGCCATTTCTCTCAGATTCTCTTAGATTCTTCTTTTAGCAGTTGTTCTGCTTTCCACAACGCTCTTGTCGTTCTGTTTAACAGTACCACCTGCACCAGCTTCTTTACCTTGTGGGGTCTTGTGACCAAAACCACCTGGGACTTTTTCTTTAAATGAAGTCTTACCTGCATCTTGTCCTGGGGTGTTTTTAAACTGACCAGCACCTTTTACAGTTGTCTCACCCTTAGAACCGTAGTTGCTAGGAGCTTTAGGACTTGTTGGAACTGTCTCAGATGCACCAGAGAATTTTACTGGCTTGCTGTCCATTCCTGCTTGTCCACTATTTTGTAGACCTGGGCTCTTTGTCTGCGCGCCGTTGTCGCCGCCGATTTTAGAACCATAAAGACCTGGAACATTCTTTAACTGAATGGCTTCCATCATTTCTTCACTGCCTTCTTCTTCATCGTCAACTTCTTCTTCGCCTTCTTCGCTACCCATCATTTCTTCTTCGTCGCCGAAATCCTCTTCGTCGCCCATGCCATCGTCATCACCGCCCATGATCTTTTCAAAATCAGCCATTAACTGGTCTAACTTGTCTTCAATACGGATAACCGCATCTTCAACTTCACCGTCGGCTGCTTCATCATGCATTTGGTCAGAATCAATATCAATGATTTCTTCTTCGTCATCATCGAATCCAATGTCATCATCTTCGGTCATACCACCAGCTTCTTCTGCGCTGATTTCGTCCATTAGATCGCCGACTTGACCTCCCATGCCTTCTTCACCCATCATTTCTTCGTCCATGATAGATTCATAAATCTCGCGGGATTTTTCTACTACGATATCGTGAAATAATTCACGGGCTTGTTCTTCATTCTCATTGATAATCAAATCAATAAGTTGTTCAAATTTTCTGTTATCCATTATTGTTCTCCTGAAGTGAAATGGCTTTGTAATAATTATTTAGTGGGTATACCAAAAAACAGCTTATTAACTACTGTTTTTTTACGTTTTTGTAAAATATATACAAAATTATAGGGTAGGAGCTGCTGCTTCTGCCTTAGGTCCGTATTGATCGTGGACTTTTTTTAGATGTTGTTTCTTTTCATAGTTTCTTACATCAAGCATTTTTCTTAATTTTCTTATTTGCTTTAATGTAAGTTTGGTTTTTCTAGATTGTTTCCAAATAGGTTTGCTGTTATCTTGATTAACATCTTGATAACCTTCAACCGGTGGATCAAACATTTCTAGTAACTTCATAGTAAGTATTTATCTTATGCTGTTAATCCGCCACCTGCTCCACCTGGAGGCATTGCGCCAGGAGTTGATTGTACAGGACCTGCTACTTCGGGTCCTTCAGGCATTTCACCCTCAGCCGGTGCTTGTTCAATGTCATCCGCTGTTTGCTCATCGGATTCTATATCACCTATGCTTACTCCGATGTTTCTCAAATCACCACCTTCAGGAGTATTATCTTCATCTTTATTATTTTCTTCACGCCATAATTTTTCATTCTTAGTAATCTCTTCTTCAGTAAGACCTAAGAATCTTTCTAATGCAAATCTTTTTGATATGTAGGGGAATGCTTCCATTGCTTGGAATGTAGAGACTCTAGCAGTATCTAACTCGCTTTGGCGATATGCAGCAAAATTTTGAGGTGGATTAAATTTTAATGTGAATAATCCACTATCAATATTCAAGCCTCTCCAACGCAAGAATAATTTAAATTCTTCGTCTAATTTCAATGCAATATAGTTTTGTAAACGCTCACAATATTGATTAAATCTAAACTCTTGAATCATTGCTGTACCAACACGACCATCACTTAATGGGGTAGTATTGTCATCAGGTCCAGTTGGTAAATATGAACTTGGTACACGTAGACCACGAGCTAATCTATTATTAAAATAGCGCAAGTCATCAATCTCACCTAAGTTTTGTCCACCTGGTAATAATTCTACACTTGATCCTCTTCCATCAGCGGTGACAGGGAAGAAATAATCTTCGTTCATACTTAACGGATTGTATGTTGCATCCACAATTGCTTGTCCACCATATACTGAGGGGATGCGTCTTTGATGAATTTCATTTTTAATTCGCTCAACGAAAGCCATAGCCATATGACTTGGCATATTACCAACATCAATCTTAAACATTCTACGCTCAGGTGCTCGTTGCACACGGTAGATTAGAACCGCATCTTCTAATAATTCTTTTTGTTTATAAACTTTAAAAACATTTTCTAAAATACTTTGACCAAACGGCCAAAATCTATCTAATCATTCAGTTAAACTTAGATGTACCACATGTTTAGCATCTACTGAACTTTCGCTTTGACCTAAGGTAAATCTACTACCGCTAGTATTATAAGGCATTGCTGGAACAGTATAAGGCGTGTTAGTGCCACCACCTGTACCACCTAACCCTGTTGCAGGGTTAGCCGCAAAGTCTGTATTGGTTTTTTGTGCTACTGATAAGTTCTGTAAGTTAATGTTTAAGTCTTTAATAACATATTGTTCAGGCTTCTTACCTTCACTTTCATTCACAATGACCTTAATAATTTTAACCATATCGATCCAATATAGTTTAAAGTTTTCAGGGTCACGCAAAAAGACTTGATCGCCGTACTTAATAACATTTCTGAATATTTTAAATACTCTAGTATCAAATTCGTTTAACTTACACCATTGCTGTAATTGAGTTTTTAATAAATCTACCTCATGTGGAGTAGGCTCTTCTTTAAACTCAAACGCAAATGGAGTTTTATTTTGTTCATTTTTTTGAGTACTGAATTCTGATATAATATCTAAACATGCATTGATTTCAGCATCAACGTCCATCATTTCATATTGATTATATCTTTCAATACGGTTTGGGTGACCTGTGTAGACTTCGGGAAGTCTACTCATATAATTTTTGTAACCCCAATCTAGATTGTTCCAACCACCTGTAGAACTACCATTTTGTCCCGGGCTGCCGTTCCAAGCACCGGTATTACTGTTTACACCGGATATAGGGCTAGAAACTCCGCTCTTATTTATAAATCGTTTTTTGTAGGTCATAGTGTATTTATTAAATTTTGCTGTACTTCAATAAATCACTTTGGGTATCATTACTTTCAGCTAATTCACTAATTACATCATCTAATTTAGCAATCATACTATCAAATTTATCTGTAAGCATTTCAATTATTCTATCATTGATATCAGTTCCAGTAATCGTAGAGGTAGTAGTAGAAGTTGCGTTATCTGTTGGCTGAATAGCAGGGGTTGATGCTAATTTTTCTAATATAGAATTAGCGTCCAATGGTACGATAACTTCATTACCATGTAATGTTGCCGGATAGCCTGTACTAGGACCAGACGTTATACCGCCGTCAGCGGCAGATAATTGGGCATGAATATGACCACCTGTAGTATAACTTTTAGCATTATTGTATTCATCCTGAACAAATGCAAAACCCATTTTTTTAAGTTGATCTGCAATTTGCTGACCTTCTTCAGGGGTAGGTTGTTTAGTAAGAGTAAAGTCAATAGCCTTTCCTAAAGCATGTT